TAGTCCGGCACCTCGTCCATGCCTAGCTGCGACTGCACATCCTTGAGCGCACGCCATTTCCAGTCCTCGATCTTCGTGGTCTTAGGGTCGCGGTAGGGTTTGTCGGCCATGGTTCGGTCCTATGGGTTTAGGGCGGATTTTATACCGCGTAGGGATTTTCTCTCTTACGAGCTCCCGCGTCAGCGTAGTCTTCCTCGTCCACCCACTCCTTGGGGAAGTCGATGGTCAGCCAGCCGGCGTCGCGCAGGTACCGCAGGGCTTGACTCATGGCGTCCACAAAGTCGTCGTGTGCCGTGCCCTCCGGGAACGAGCAGATCTGGCTGATCATGCCCTCGGCCCAGTCGCGCACGTAGCCCTTGCGGGAACTGCTCTCCGGTATCCAGACGCGCCCGGCCTTGATGATGTTGGCCACGATGCTCAGGCGCTGGACCTTGTCGGCCCGGCCCGGGTTGTACGGGATGACTGGCACGCCGGCCCGGCGCAGGTCTTGTATAAGACTGATGCCGGCGCTCTTGTCCTCCACCAGCAGCAGGTCCACGCGCTTCTTGTTCTTGCCCTCGCCGTAGACGACCTCGTACTCGTCGAGCACCTTGGGGCGCAGGTCGGGATACTGCAGGTGCTCCTGCCAGCAGTCGATCACCAGTGCGCACATGCCCCCGTCCTCGGGCTTGAACACGCCCAGCGTGATGTGCGCCGTCGGGTCGTTGACGGTCTTCTCGCTCGTGGCGCAGTCGAGGCTTTGCAGCACGAACTCGAACTTGGGCAGGGGCTTGCCCGCGGGCCACAACTTCCACCACTCGCGCTTGACGATGCCGCCCTCCTCCGGGTCGATGATCTCGGCGTGGATCTCCTGACGCCCCAGCTTCGTGCCCTCGTACTGCAGGATCTGCTTCTGGAACGACGGCGCGAGGTTCTTGATGTTGCTGTAGGTGCTGGCCCGTGTCACCACCACATCGTCGCCATCGCGGGCGATCAGGTCCATGACCACGTCCTTGGGCTTGGGGGTGGTCGAGGCGATGAGCTTGGTGTGGGTGCCCAGCCGGATGCCGAACTGGATCATGTCCCACGCCTCCTGCAGGTACTCCCACGCGGCTAGCTCGTCGAGCCAGCCACCATGGAACTGCGGACCGCGGAAGCGCTCGGGCTCCGACGCCGGGATGCCTTTGATCAGGCTTCCGTTGATCAGCGTGAGCTCGTGCAGGCTGGAGTTGTACTTCTCCACCAGCTTGGCCGGTATGACGCTGATCAGGCCGGAGTCGCCCTCGAAGCAGGTGCCGCGCAGGTCGGCGCTGGTAGGCGCTGAGACGAGCCAGCGCGTCTTGGGGTGCTCCCATGCCCACCAGCCAAGGTTCTCGGCGGCTGCACGGGTCTTGCCGGCACCACGGCCTGCGCACATGAGCCAGACGCTCCACCAGTCGCCCGCGGGCTCGATCTGGTGCTTGTGCGCCGCCATGAGCCACCGCGCCCGCCAGTCGAAGGCCAGCCGGTGGCGCTCGGGCAGCTTGGCGTACTGCTCGCGGACCTTGGGGTCCTCCAGCAGCGCGATGATCTCACTTGTCACTAGTGTTGCGCGTGAGCGACATGTTCTTGAGCAACTCGCCGAAGATGTCGAAGCTGGCCTCGACCACCACGGGGTTCTCGTCGTCGCCTGCAAGGATCGTCTTGTCGCCGTACTTGCGCGGGTTCCACTTGGCCAGCAGCTTGAGGCGCGTCTCAATTTGCATCTTGCGCCACGCAACAGATCCTGCGTCGTAACGCTTGTTGCCTATGTCGTCGAAGATGGCCAACGGCTCGGTGTCCGACAGTGCTGCGCACTCTTCGGCAATGGCATCGTGACCTATAATGCGAGCGCGCACGATGCGTTGGGCAAAATCTTTGTCTTCCGCCTCCCAATCGTATATGACCGAGAAGTTGGGCATTCCGCTCTGACGACAGAACTCGCGAAGCGTTTTCCCATCGGAAATCCAAGCCACCAGCTGGTCCTTGATATCTTCCCTGTTCGTGTAGACCAGTGTGCCCTTCGGTCTCCCTCGCTTACCAGTCGCCATTTGTAGCCCCTCAGCGCATCTTGCAGCGCGTTTGGGGCCGAGTCTACACCAACTCCACGTCCGCGGCGTCTAGCAGCGCCTGAGTGGCCTCCTGCTCGGTCTCTCCGTAGCCGATCGGATCGTTGGGCTCGTAGCCCTCGAACGTCGCGCAAAAGTCGAACACGCGAACCGGGATGGGCGGGTAGACAAACTCTACGTTGATGCGTGCGTTGCTGTGGTTCTTGCAATGGCTGTAGCCATGATCGCCGGGGCCAAACTCGCCCCCGCACTGGCTGCAAAATGTGTTTTGGAATTTCATGCTGCCACCTCTGCGTTCAGGATGGCCTGCAAGCCAGCAACCAGCCGCTGGGCCTCGTCGCGGGTCAGCACGGCACTCATGCTACCGTTACGGCCCTGCAGGTGCAGCCACGCACCACCGTCGTCCCAATCAGATACTGATACGCGAACTCCGTCCTCTGTTTTGATGATGGTTTCTGGTTCTACTTTCATGGTGATCTCCTTCGTATTTAAATTTAGGCGGCTTGCAATTCGCGGATGATTTTCACAAGGTGGCTTTTTGTTGGCTCGACGCATGGAGCGACAACATAGCGGCCATAGCGGCCTGTGAAAGTACCACCAGACCAACGAGTGTCTTGCTCAAAAACAAAGTCGTCGTAACCGAGAGCATTACGCACAGCCAATGCGTTGGTGTAGAACTGCTTGGCAATGTCAGCAACAAACAGGCGAGTGTTTGTTTCGATGTACTGGCTCACAACGTATGCGCGGATGGCTTCGTTGCGTTGTGTTGTTGATGTAGTCATTTCGCTTTTCCGTCAATGTTGGTTTGCGTGGTGTTCTTCTGCGTGATCAATCTGACTCATGCCGGAAAGGCAATTCGCCAAACTTGGCATCTGCGGCCTCGTAAGCTGCGCGTTTGTAATCTTCAGCAGTACGGAAGTTTTTGTTAGATGCCCAATCGCTGCCGATGATGTTGCTTACGTTTGGAAATTCACCGTTGCAAAATGCTGTTTGCATTTGCTCTGCTGCTTGGTATGGGGTCATTTTGTTTTCCTTCGTGTGGGTGTGTTGAAGAGCCTCTACTGTAACCTAAAGTTACAGCTTGTGCCACGCTTTTTCACATATATTTCTATCAGTGCGGCTTGCCCGATAGCCTTTGCCTAATGATCTACTCCTGTGACTGGCCCATTACCCGGGCCTCCATCAGCTTGTTGGCCTTGCGCAAGGCGACGTTTTCTTCCGTGAGCCGGTCCACCGTCGTCCTCAGGTACGTGATGCGGCTCTCCGCAAACTTAATCCAATCTGCGACCTCCAAGGGCATTCTGTACCCAGACGTTACTTCGGTAGCCTGTACGGGCTTGGACGCCTTGGCGGGCTTGCTAGGGGCCTTGGCGGGCACGCTGGGGGCCTTCATGCCCGCCCCTTACGCAGCTCTGCCAATTCTTCCTCGAGATCGTCAATGATCGCCTGCTGCAGGTCTATGCTGGTCTGCGCCTTGATCAGCTCGTCTATCAGCCCCGCGGTGTAGGTGTCACCCCTCGCGTACGCCGCACTCTCCTGCTCCTGCAGCGTCAAACGCCCCATCGCCAGTTGCATTACGTTGTCCATTGCGTTCTCCTTTTGTGACTGTGAAAGGGGTATCCCCCTTTTATGGGGATACCCCTGTGGGGATACCCCTATGGGGATACCCCTATGGGGATACCTCTTTTTATGGGGATACCCCTACGGGGATACCCCTTTATTTCTCCACGAATGGCCCCCGAGGGGGCCGGTTGGGTTACTGCTCGGGGTACGCGTGCTCGTACTGCGCCGCCCACTGGTCAAGATTCTTGTCCTGCTTGATTGTCGCTAACCGGTCCGCCAGCGTCCACAGGGCCTTGTTGAGCTTGACATTCTCGGTGACGCCGCCGACGGCACGGGTGGTGAGCCGACGCCCGGTGCTCGCCTTGCCCGACACGCCGCCCTTGACCAAGTTCTCCTGCGCCCGGTTGAACGTGGTCCACAGGTCGCTGGCCTCATCAGCCCAGCGATTAGCTTGCAGTACCCCGCGGGTGCTTACCGGTGCGCTGTCGCCCCAGCGCAGTTGCAACGCCGCAGCGCCAAACGCGGTCTGCTCAGCCGGGCTCAGGCTGATGGCCTTGTAGGCGTCGATGCGCTCCATGATCATGTCGGTGTCGTGCAGGACACGGGTAGCGCCCTCAATCACGTCGTCCACAATGCGCCCACTGTGGCGGATGCGTATGTCGTTGAAGACATCGCCCGCGATCAGGCCGTTGGAGCACACGAAGCGAAACACGCCCGACATGAGCTGGTAGCTCGAGCTGCCGTCGTGGCTGTTGAGCAGGATGATCTCAGCCACCTCGGCCTTGGTCGTGATCGCGCTCTCATGGCGCAGGCGCACCATGTGCTTGGTGTGGCTGCGCCGGCCAACGTCACGCGTCTGCGTCTGGCGGAT